CTCTTCGGCATCACGCGCGAGTTTTTCCCAACTTTCTGATTTCGAGTTATCAATATGGGCGCTAGAGGATTCCAACCACGACCGGACAGTAGGCGCGGCACCGTCGCCAACGGCGGCGTCATCCCGGAACCGATCCAGGAAGACATCACCCCGCCCGTCTGGTGCAAATCCGATCGGCTGAAGCTCTTCCAAAAGCTCGTCGCCGAGAACCGCGCCGCGGGCGTGGCGATCCGGCAGGTGGACGCCGACCAATACGCCGAACTGGCAGATGCCATGATCGAGCGGCGGAACGAAACCGACGGCCGCACCAAGCTGGCTTGGGGCCGGCAGATCGACGAACTACGCAGCCAGCTCAACATCGGGCCGCGCAACCGGCAACGGGCCGGAATCAAGGACACTCGCAGGCCGACGGCTGTAAACCCGACGCTGGCGCTGATTGCAAGGGCGAAAGGCCTGTAGAAACACTGCCGAGACGGCGGGCGGAGAAGAACGTGCCGAAAAGAATTGATTTGACCGGCCAGCGGTTTGGGCGGTTGGTGGTAGTGGGTTACGCCGGTTCAGGAAAAGGGAAGCGGTGGTGGAGTTGCTTGTGTGAGTGCGGCTCTCATATGAAGACCACTACGAACTACCTGCGATGCGGCGACACGAAGAGTTGCGGTTGCTTGTTAAGGGAGTGGCGAAGCGATGCCACGGTAAGAGATTGGAAGCAACGCAGCCCGGCAATCAACTCCCAAGGGTACGCAATGGTGCGGACGTGGCAAGGTGGAAAACTGGTCACAAAGAGCTTACATAGGCTTGTTATGGCGGAAGCCATTAAAAGGCCATTGCAGCCTTTTGAGCACGTTCATCACGTTAACGGAATCAGGTCTGACAACCGGCCGGATAACCTACAAATCGTCGTTTCGCACCATGGCAAAGGTCAACGCCCCGAAGACCTTCTGAAAGCCGACACTCCCGAATCAAAAGCCGCCTGCATCAAGCTGGCGCACATGTACGCCGCCGCCGCTGGCATTCAATGGAATCCTCCTATTTCGACGCCGAAGCCGTAAACACCGCTTGCGCCTTCGCCGAAACTCTCACGCTCACCAAAAGCACCAAGAGCCGGCGCCCGGAGCCGCTGGTACTCCTCCCGCACAGCAAAAAGCTGGTGGCTAACATCTTCGGCTGGAAACGGGCCGACGCATCGCGGCTGATCCGCAAGGTGTTTGCCTCATTCGGCCGCAAGCAGGCGAAAACGCAGACCGCTGCCATCATCGCGCTGATTGTCTTTTTCCTTGACCCGGAGCCAGAGCAGGAGCTGTACATGGCAGCAACCGACGCGCCGCAAGCGTCGATTTGCTTCGAGGCCATTTGGTCGATGATTCGCACGAATCCAGCCCTCCTGGATTTAGTCGAGCCGACGCTATCACAAAAGAAGATCGTCCACCGAGAAACCGGTTCGATGATTCGGGCGCTGTCCGCTGACGGCAAGGGAAAGCACGGCTACAACCCTTCGCTCGTAGTTTTTGACGAGCTCCACGCCTGGGGGCCAGCCGAGCAGGAACTACTGGCCGCGCTCACCACCGGCAGTATGTCGCGCCGGGAGCCGCTGGAAATCATAATCACGACGGCCGGAAGTAGCCAAGAGACGATCTGCTACCGCGAATACGAATACGCGAAGCGGGTGCTATCGGGCGATGTCACGGACCCCTCCTACCTGCCGCTGATCTACGAAGTCCCGAAGGACGCCGATTGGACCGATAAAAAGCTCTGGCCGCTGGCGCTGCCGCTGCTTGAAACCGGGCACCAGAAGATTGAAGAGTATGAGCGCAAGTTTGACGAGGCCATGGCCCGCCCGGACCTGCAAAACCAGTTCCGGCGCCTGTACCTGAACCAATGGACCTCGGCAGAAACCCAATGGATTCCAATTCACGAATGGGACGCCTGCGCATCGCCCACGCCGATTGACTGGGCGGAACTTCGCCGATATCCCTGCTACGGCGGGCTCGACCTCGCCGCGGTCCACGATCTCACGGCCTTCGCGCTGTGCTGGCCGGTGGGCGAAAAAGTTTACTACAAAGCCTGGGCATACCTGCCAGGCGAGCGTATCGAGGACCGGAGCAAACGCGACGGCGTGCCCTACGCACAGTGGGCGGCCGACGGCCACATCCGGCTTACTCCGGGAACTACAACTGACTGGCGCTATGTCACCGCCCACATCAAAGAACTGGCCGACGAGTACGACATTAAGGCCATAGCGTTTGACCGCTACGGGGCGCGCGACACCGCCCGCGAATTGCAAGACGCTGGCCTAGACGTGATCGACTTCGGGCAGGGCTACCAGTCAATGAGTCCAGCGTGCCGGCGGTTTGAAAAGCTGGTCTACGACCGGGCCGCCGTACATGAAGGCTCGCCGCTGGTCCGCTGGTCTGTTGACTGCACGCAGATCACGCAGGCGCCGGGCGACCTCATCAAGCCGGTGAAGCCGGAGCGGATGAAGAATTCGAAGCGAATCGATCCGGTGATTGCCATTGCGATGGCAACTGGGATTGCAATTATCGGCCAGCCGATGAAATCCATATGGGAAGGAGGCAACCTTGAACCTTTTTGGCAAACTACTAACGAAGCTCGGGGCCTCTGAACCGCCTGACTCCGACTTCTGGTATCGCTCGGTTACGCCGTCGTTGGGCTCATTTCTCGGGCAGTTCGATAGCTCTGAAGGTGCTCTTCGCATCAATGCAGTCAACGCTTGCGTGCGCTTGCGCTCGGAAACCATCGGCTCCCTGCCATGCCAGGTCTTCAGGCGTACCGGCGAAGGCCGCGAGCTCGCGCGGGACCACGAACTGTACTATCTCCTCCACGACGCCCCCAATGACGCCATGAGCGCCTTTGAGTTTTGGCAGGTAGCCGAGCAGTCCCTCTGCACGGACGGCAACTTCTACGCGCTCATCCAACTTGACGGCCGCGGCAAGGTGCGCGAGCTTGTGCCGCTCGACTCCAGCCGCATGGACGTCCGCAAGGACGCCGAAACCGGACTACTGGTCTTCCTCTATCGCGAAGGCGCCGTCACGCGCGAGTACGTGCAGGGCGACATCCTTCATATCCCCGGCATGGGCTACGACGGTGTGACGCGGTTGAAGGGCATGAGCCCGCTGGCCTACATGCGCCAGTCGCTCGACCTAGCGGCCAGCGCCGAAAGCTACGGAGCGAACTACTTCCGCAACAATGCGGCGCCGATGGCGTACATCACCGGGCCGAACGCGATTTCTGATAAGTCAAAATTCCAGCTCCTCGACTACATGATGCAGCGCTTCGGCGGCGTCAAGAACGCCGGCAAGCTGGGCATTCTCGACGGCGGAATGGAGATCAAGACGGTACCCGTGAATCACACGGACATGCAGTACCTTGAACTCCGCAAGTTCCAGATCGAAGAGATCGCCCGCGCCTTTCGCGTGCCGCTGCATATGATCGGCGAACTAGCGCGGAGCACCAATAACAACATCGAGCACCAGGGCCTGGAGTGGGCAACCAACACCATCCGGCCCGAGTGCACCCGCATCGAACGGCGCATCAATATGCAGCTATTCGGGCCGCGCGAGTCCGCCGTTGTCTATGCCGAGTTCAATTTGGATGCACTCATGCGCGGGGATTCTGCGGGCCGCGCGGCTTACCTTTCCGCCATGCGGAATATCGGCGTTCTGAACGCCAATGAAATCCGCGCCATCGACAACCGCAACCCCTACGAAGGCGGCGAAGTGTACATGGTGCAGGGCGCGATGATCCCGGTGGCGATGGCCGGGCAGACACAACAGAAGGCGGTGGCGCAGTGAAAACGACATTCATTCTAGGCGGGCAAGTCCTCGCCGAAAGTGCCGACGCGAAAGCACCGCGCGAAATCATGTTCTACGCGGGCACGCCTGTGCTACGCACCGATGGCCGCAAGATGTTCCACCTTTCGTTTTCCATGGAGCCGGGCGCGGTGGATCTTTCGCTCCTGAACAATGGGCGGGCGCCGTTCGTCGTCGATCACATCGAGGATATCGACCACACGCTTGGCGTGATCGAGCGCGCCGAAATCAAAGGAACTGGTCGGGCCTTCGTCCGCTTTTCCGACCGGCATGAAATGGCCGGGCTGATCGGCGATATCAAAAGTGGCGTGCTCGCCAACGTCTCCATGGGCGCGCGAATCACCGGCGAACTCGTAAAGGCCGAGCCGGTCGAAACTGGCATTCCGCACCTTTGCGCTACCAAGTGGCAGCCGTTCCACGTCTCCCTCGTCTCGCGCGGGGCTGACCCATCCGCCCAATTTCTGAGTGACTGCCAAATGGAAGTACCGGCAGAACTTTTTACCGACCTTTCTGCACCCACTGGCGCGGCCAGCGAAGCAGATCAGAGCGAACAAAAGGCACGCCTGGCGCTGCAGATCAAGCAACGTTGTTTCCGCGTCCTTGGCCGCTAACCAATAACCAACCCGCGCCACAAGCGCAAAGGGGCAACCATGAAAAAGAAGCTACTCATTGAGAAGCTGGCCGCAACCACGGCCGAATATGAAGCGCTGCTGAAGGCGTCCGACGCCGCCGCCGATGTCGTCGCCCACCTCGCCACGACCGACGCCAAGGAAGAGGAATTGAACGGCATTAAGGCTGAACTGGCCGCCATCGAGGCGCTGGAAGCCAAGGCGAAGGCCAACGCGACGCGCGAACCGGGCCGGGTGACCAGCGACAACGAAGCGAAGCGGCCGTTTGCCAACTTCGGCGAGCAGCTTGCGGCCATCGCCTACGCCCAGTCGCCGGCTGGCTCGTTTCACGGCTACGGCGGGCAGATCGACAAGCGCCTGTTTGAGACGAACCTGGCCGCGTCGGGCGTCAATTCGACGGTCCCGAGCGAAGGCGGGTATTTGGTCAGCACCGATTTCTCGACGGTCCTGATGCAGAAGGCCGCCGAAATCGGGCAGATCGCGCCGCTGGCGTTCGATGTGCCGATTGGCGAAGGCTCGGACGGTATCGAGCTGCCGTACATCGACGAAACCTCTCGCGCCACCGGCTCCCGCTGGGGCGGCGTGCGCGTGTACCGGGCCAGTGAGGCCGACGCGCCCACGTCCACCAAGCCCAAGTTTGCCCGTCACGACCTGAAGCTGGAAACCCTCAAGGGATTGGCCTACGTGACTGACCGGCAGTTGCGGAACGCCCCGGCCACCAGCACCATCCTGGAGCGCGCGTTTGCGTCCGAGATGGCGTTTGTGAAGGACAATGAAATTTGGCGCGGTACCGGCGTCGGCCAGTGCCTTGGCTTCGCGACGCAGAGCTACGAAGGCGCTTCGCTGCTGGTTTCAGTGACCAAGAAATCGGCGCAGACCGCCGCCACCTTCGTCATTGAAAACGCCACATCGATGCTGTCCCGCTTGCTCGCCAGCCCCGGCGACACGATCCGCTGGTTCATCAACCGCGATACCATCGGACAATTGCCGCTGATGACCGTGGGCCAGATGCCCGTGTTCCTGCCCAACGGCAACGCTTCCGGCTCGCCGTACTTCGGCACGCTGTTTGGCTACCCCGTGGTCATCGTGGAGCAGGCCGAAACCCTCGGCACCGCGGGCGACGTGGTTCTGGCGAATATGTCCAAGTACGTGACGATTTCGCAGGGCGGGCTGCGCTCGGCTCAGTCCATGCACGTCCGTTTCATCTACGACGAAATGACGTTCAAGTGGTCCACGGATTTCAACGGGCACGCGATGGTACGCAAGCCGCTGACGCCGTTCAAGGGCAGCGCCACGCAGTCGCCGTTCGTCACGGTCGAAACCCGCAGCTAACCAATTCCACCGGGCGGGCGGCACACAGTCGCCCGCGCATTAAACGAAAGGGAAATCAATGCGTTACGAAGAACTTCAGAATCAGCATTTCATCAAGGGCCTTGATCCGGTGGCCGATGCCTTCGCGGGAACGGCAGTTTCCGATGTGGTCGATGTCTCTAACCACCAAGGCGTCCTGTTCCTTGTCTACAAGGGAGTCGGCGCCACGGGAACCAGCACAATCACCGTCGAAGCCTGCGACGACGTGACTCCGAGCAACACCACGGCGGTTCCGTTCTACTACAAGGCCATCACCAGCACCGACGTGCAGGGCGCCGTCACGGCCGCCACGTCTGCCGGTTTTGCCACCACGGCGGGTTCCTCGCAGATGTACGCCGTTCAGGTGGATGCGCAGGAGCTGATGAGCGCCGGCTACAAGTACGCCCGCCTGAAGGCCGTTGAGGTGGTTGATTCGCCCGTGTTGGGCGGCATCGCCATCGCTCTCCTCGGTCCCAAGTTTGGCGGCTCCGCGACCAACACGGCCATCGACTAACCCTCTCTCTCCTGACCGGGGCGGCTCTTCCGCCCCGCCTTTTTTCGAGCCATGCGCAGCTACCTGGAAGGCGACAACCAGGGGCACCCCGTCAAGTGGCTGATCCCCTACCGCCGCTAGCTGCTTTTTTTTATGACCTCCCACGCCTACCAACTCGTCACAGCGCCAACCGAATTTGCCATCACCGATGCGCAGATGGAGGCGCACGCGCGCGCTGCCGGCCAACCAGCCGAGCAGTACCAACCCTACGTGCGGGCGGCTCAGGCGTATGTGGAAACGATTACCGGGCGCAAGCTGGTGACGCAGACGTGGAAATGGTTTCTCGACTGCTTCCCTTACACTGACCGGCTTACCATGCCGTTCGGCCAACTTCAAAGCGTCACCCACGTGAAATACACCGATACGGCGGGCACACAGACGACGTTTTCCGCTGACTACTGGGAAGTATCCACCGCCCGCGATCCGGGCGTCCTGGCCCTGTCCTACAGCCAATCCTGGCCATCTACAACCCTGCGCGTCCTCGACCCTATCGAAATTCAGTTCGTTTGCGGGTGGACCACGGCAGCAGATGCGCCATATGAGATCCAGGCGGCAATCCTCCTCATCGCCGCGCACCTCTACGAACACCGCGAAGATGTCGTCCTCGGCAACTCCGCCAGCGTCGAAAGCAAGGCGCTGGAACTGGGCAGCCGCGCGCTGCTGGTCAACTGGAGAATCTGGTAATGCGCGCCGGCACCCTCCGCCACTGGCTCTTGATCGAGCAGAAGAGTCTTTCCGTCGATGCCAACGGTGACCGCACGGAAACATGGTCCACCTTCTCCAAGTGCTGGGGCTCCATCGAAACCAGCGGCGGGCGCGAGTTCTTCCAGGCGAAGCAAACGATTTCCGATCTCTCGCACTCCATCACCGTCCGATTCAAGGCCGGGTACACGCCCGATATGCGGGTGAAATTCACCGACCCAAAGAACTCGGATGCCGCCCGCTACTTTAACATCCGCGCCATCGCCAACCCCGACGAGCGCAACGAAATGCTTGCGCTGCAATGCTCTGAGGTCACGATTTGAACATCAAAATCGAAGGGCTCACGGAACTCGCCGGGCAACTGGAAAAGCTCAAGAAAACCGCGCAAGGTGCCGAAGTGCGCGCGGCGTTGCTCGACGGGGCGAACCTCATCAGCGACGCGGCCAAAGCGCGCGCGCCGGTGGCGCCCTATGCGACGAATTACCGGGGCCGCGCCATCGCACCAGGCGGGCTGAAAAGATCGCTTGCGGCGGCTGCTGGGCGGCAATTCAAGACATTCCTCCAAGCCTACGCCTACACGCTCAAGCAGGCGGCGCCGCACGCGCATCTGGTCGAGTTCGGCACAAAGGCGCACACGGTCACGCCGAAGGATAAGAAGTTCCTCATGTTCGGCAACCTGTTCAAGCGGTTTGCGAAGAAAGTGCAGCACCCTGGCAGCCGGCCTATCCCGTTCTTTCGTGATGCCATCCGCGCGCAGCGAAACAACGTCAAGCGCTTGCTGGAATCCCGCGTTAAGGCCGCATTTGACGCGCTCGGGCGGGCGGCATGAGAATCTACCAGGCGATCTACAAGTACCTCCAGACCGTTTCCGCCATCACTGACCTGACTGGAACGCGGGTGTACGACATGCACGCCGACCAGGGGCGCGTGGTGGACTATCCGGCCATAGTCATCGAAGTGATCGACTCCGCGCCGTTCCATTCCATCGGTTCGACCGCGCCAACCGCCACGCGGCGCCCGGTGGCGCTGTACTGCATGGCGCAAGGCAACCCGAAGGCCGCCGAAGACCTGGCCGATCTGGTCTACACCAACGTCATCAACCACGCCGCCGAAATCACCACCGCGGCCGGCTCGCTGACGGTCTACAGCACGCACCTCAACGGGCGGCGCAATGAGTTTGAACACGACCTGGAGACGAGCGCAAAACTCTACTCCGTGGTCCTTGAATTTGACATCATCCACGCCATTTAGGCGCGGGCGAAACTAACTCACAACACACTGCCAAATCGGCAGAAGGAGCCCATATGGCTGTAATGGTAGGCAATGCCGCCGCGCTCAAGATCGGCACAAACACAATTGGCGAGATGGACAATTGGTCCCTCGACGTTCAGACCGGACTCGAAGAGACGCAGGCCTTCGGCGACACCTGGAAGGAACGCACCTCGACCATCAAGGAATGGAGCGGCAGCGGTTCCGGCCGTCTCGACACCGCCGATACCAACGGCCATGTTGCGTTGAAGACCGCCTTCCTCGCCGGTTCCACCGTGGCGATCCGCTTCTACGTGGACGGCACGAATTACTACAGCGGGAACGCCTTTGTTCAGGCGTCATTCTCCGCGCCGGAAAACGGCATCATCACCGCCTCCTACACCTTCACCGGAACCGGCGCGCTGTCCTACACCTAAGGAGCCATCATGGCCGTACTCGCAGGAAACGCAGCCGACATTTACATCGCCACCGGATCGGGCACCGCCATGACGGGGGAGGCAGTAACCTCCCTCGGTGGCGGTGCCTACCAGATCACAGACGCGGCGAAACGGGCGATCAATCCCAACGCGGCCGTGACCGTGCTGGACGGCGTCTCGACCGTGCCAAAGGCCAACTATCAAATTGGCTGGTCATCGGGGAAGATCACCCTCACGAACGGGTACACCGCCGGCGGAACCATCACGATTACCGCCGAATACTTGACGCTGGCGCAGGCCGCGCAGGCGTTTGAGTGGTCCTACGATTCCGAAGTCATCACCGAGGAGTCGCAGACGTTCGGCGACACGTGGAAAGAGCGGACGCTAGTTATGAAGTCAGGCTCGATTTCCTTCCAGCGCTTCTACAATAACGCCTACTTCGCCAATACGAACCTCGGCAGCTACTACGTGCTCTACCTGTACACGAACCTCGCCGGGAATGATCGCTTCATGGCGGCCGGGCATATGTCGAGCGCTGGAATCACGTCGGGCGAAAACGAACTCATCAAGGAAAACGTCTCTTTCGCGCTTCACGGCGAAGTGGACTTTTCAACCACGTAATGCACTACGACAAACAGGCGCGGGCGCTAGTCGTGCCCGCGTCCGAAATCAATTGCGTTGAGCGCGACGGCGCGGCAATCGACTTTCAGAACGGGTGGGTGCTCAACCTTCCCGGAATCATCACGATCACGGCAAAGGAGCCCAATGAGCAAGATTCTGGACCGCGTATTAGCGGCCAAACTGAAGACTGAAGACCTGTTCGTCCCCCAATGGGGCGAGACGGTCCGCGTGCGCGAGTTCAACGCGGGCGAGCGTGTGGACTTCGTGAAAGATGCCCAAAACCAGACGCGCCTAGCGACCGTTCGCGCTGTGATCGCGTGTACGCTTGACCCTGAAAACGACAATCCAATATTCGAGCGTGCCCACGTGGACATGCTCGTTACGAAATCGGCCGCGGCCGTCGAGCTGATTGGCGAAAAGATCCTCAAGCTGTCCGGCATCCTCGAAGACGCCGCCGAAGACCTTGAAAAAAACTCACAGGCGAGCGCCTAAGCCTCTTCGCGCTCGCCGAACTCCTCCATATGCCCGTGTGCGAACTCAGCACGCGCATGTCCTCCTCTGAGATGACCGAATGGGCCGCCTACCTGCGCATCAAAAACGCGGAGATGGACAAGGCCGCGAAGTCGTCTACGCCACCGAACACGCCACCCCGACGCCGGTAAATCATGCCAATTCTCTCAAATCTCATAGTGCGCATTGGCGCGAGCACCGACGATTTCGACAAGCAGGTGGACCGCTCACTAAACAAAGTGAAGCGGTTTGCGTCCGACGTCACAGCGGCGGGCACCGCGCTTTCCATTGGGTTCTCCGCGCCCTTGATCGCCGCTGGCGCCGCCGCCATTAAGGCCGGTTCCGATATGGAATCGCTCACCATGGGTTTGAAGGCCGTGATGAAAACGAGCGAAGCCACGGCGACCGAAATGGCGAAACTGCGCGAAGTGGCGAAGCTGCCGGGCCTGGGGCTGGAAGAGGCCGTAAAGGGAACGATCCGCCTTCAAATCCTCGGCAACTCCGCGAACGAATCGCGGCGCATTATGGCCGAACTCGGCAACGCGCTGGCCGTAGTCGGTGGCGGACGCGAAGACTTCAACGAGGTAATCCGTCAACTCTCGCAACTGGGTGCCGTCGGCAAGGTCACCAAAGAAAACCTCGACCCGATCATTGAGCGCATCCCGCAACTCGCCGCCATTATCAAGGAAAAGTTTGGCGCCGAAGCGCTGGGCGACCCCGCGAAGACGTTTGAGCGAATGGGGATTTCCTCACAGAAGTTTATTCAGATTATCACCGACGAACTGGCTAAAGGCGAGCGCGCGGGCAACACGTATAAGAACTCCTGGGAGAATATCCAGATGGCCGCGAAGGACGCGGCGGCCGAGTTCGGGAAGACACTCCTCCCAATCGCGCAGCGTGTGCTCGATGACTTCCTGACGCCGGGCATCGAGAAGGCGAAGGCGCTGGCTACGGCGTTCCGTGATCTTCCGCAGCCTACGCAGGATTGGGCGCTCGGGCTTACGGCAGTTGCCACGGCCGCGCCGTTGGTCGTGGCTGTACTGGGTACGCTTGCGGAAAAAGCAGCGCTCCTTGCTGGCGTTTTGAATAAAGCCGGGATCACTGGCGCTACCTTTGGTGCTGCGCTTGGGACGCTGGCACTCGGGCTCAAATCGATAGATGAAGCACTGCTGATCTATGAAAAGCTCAAGGAGACCGGCTATCAGTTTGAACGGCTGACCGGGGCGTGTTCTGACGCAAAAAAGAACGTGGAGTTCTTTCGCGCCGTAATCGTCGACCTGTCCGGGAAATTCCCCGACCTGTCTAGTAATCTCAAGCGCGCATACGATTCCATTCGCGTTTTATCTGACGCGGCTATGCTTCCTGGCTTTGGGCTGTTCAAAGCCGCGCTCGACGTCATTAACACGGCCACCGCTGCGGCTACCGGGCGCTCAAAGGAAATGGATTCCGCGATTGCCAACCTCAATAAGCGGACGGTCGAGCAGGGCGCGCAAAACGTCAAGCTGGCCGCCGACATGAAGAATTTCAACGGCGCCGCAGGAGACTTGATTCCAAGGTTGAATGGCGTGGCGGAAGGGCACAAGTCGGCGGCAACGGCAGCGGCTACTCACGCACATCAAGTGAAAGAGTTGACCTTCTGGCAAACCGTCTCAAAAGATAACGCGGACGCAGCTTCCAACGCTTTGAAGGCTGGGGCAAAGGCATACGCTGACTGGACCCGCTCACACGTAGACGGAGCGGCAAACATGAAGGTTTACCGCTCTGAAATGGCGTGGATGAATGACGAAATCGCAAAATTTCAGGCGCATATCGCCAAGGTAAACACCATGAACCTACCTGCTGCGGTAGGCCTGCCATCGCTCCCGACCACATGGACCGCTGCGGACCAAGCACGCGAGTCTGCTGGAAAAATGGGCATCGAGACGGAATCGCAGCGCGCGAAGCGCATTGCCGCCCTCCAACGCAACGCCGATATTTTGCGCGAAGCTAACCGGCGCGGAGATCCAAACGTGTCTGGAAATATGGTCATCGAGGCGGAGCAGAAGCTCAAAAAAGCTATTGACGATACCGGTAACGCGGCGACCAAAGCGGGCAAGGCGCAGACGAAAGCCATGCAGCAAGTTTCGCTGGTGGTTAATGATCTCGCGAAGGGCATCACCGACGTCATCTTTAAGGGCGGCAAGCTGGGCGACATGCTGACCAACGTGGCCAAGCAGGCCGCGCAGTCCATCACCCGCCTGCTGATCGAAGGCGCGTTGAAAAAGCTGACCGACAAGCTCTTCGACGTTGGCGGGCTCATGGGCAAGGTGTTCGGCGGCGGCACTGGAGTAGTCAAATCCATGGTCCCCGGCGTGACCGCTGTTGGCTTGGAAAATGGCGGATTGGGCGCGCTCGGTGGTGCTGGCGGGGGCATTGGCGGGGCGGCATCGGCGGCAAGTTCTGGCCTGGCCGGAATCGTCGGCGCGGTGGGATCTGTCGTCTCGGCTATCTCCGGCGTCATCGGCAATTTTCAGATGGCCGGGATGAACAAAACGCTCGATATCATCGCGAAGCACACGCTCCAGACCGCCAACGACCTAGCCAACCTCCGTGCCGATGAATGGCTCCGCGAAGGTCACCTGATGGCCAAATTGGACGACATGTGGAAGACCAACATCGGCATCTACGACCTGCTGGGCCGGGGCGCGGTGGCGGGCGGCGGCGCGTCGGTCGTTATCAACCTCAACGGCGGCGACCCAAAGGCCGCGCTCGAAGAAATCACTCGGACCCTGAAGCAGTACGGCGTCATCCCGCGCGGCTAAACCTTGCCAACCCCCATCGTAAAAATCGACGGAACCACCGTCTCCGCGAAACAAGGCACGCTCGATATGTCCTACTCGCTCGGCTCCCGCGCCGGGCTGAGTGTGACGGTTATCAGCGAAGACGGCAGCTATCGCCCAGTCGTCGGCAAAGACCTCGAACTACTCGAGGGAGCGACGAAACTATGGGCTGGCTCAGTGGACGAAGTGGACGAATTTTCGATCACGGAAGCCAACCCGACCGGGCGCTATTATGCCATCCGCGCGGTGTCCTGGGAGCAATACCTAGACCGGCGTTTCTGCTATTCCACCAGCGCCGGGCGCCCGCTGATCTATGAGCGGAACTTTGAGTACACTGCCAACGCGGGCACGGACACGCTGACCTGCACGGTGGCGCATAGCCTCAGCAACGGCGACAAAGTGCGCGTCAAGGCGCATGCCAACGGCGCGGTTCCGGGCGGGCTCTCGGCCACCGTCGAATACTTTGTGATCTCCGCCAGCGGCGCGGCGCTGCAACTCTCCCTCACCAGCGGTGGCGCCGCGGTCAATATCACGGACGCGGGCACGCTCGACCAAATTCTCATCACCAACCGGGCCGGGCTGATCGTATCCGCACTACTCACCGACGCGGCCACATCCGAGCCAATCGGCACAGCCAACATCGACAGCGGCGCCGTGGTGGATACCGTCATTTTTGACGCCGGAACGTCCGTCTCTGAAGCTATCGCCGCCCTGGCCGATGCCTCGAATTATGTGTGGTGGATTGACGAGGAGCGCGATCTATTTTTCAAGCCGCGCACGTTTTCGACGGCGCCGTTTTCGATCAACAACACCAGCGGCAACTATCGAAACATCCGCGTGCGCACCACGCGCGAAGATAAATGCAACTCCGCGCTCGTCAACGTCGATATCGAGCAGATCGGTTACGAGGACGAATCCTTCACGGGCGACGGCTCCACCGTCAAATGGTC